TTGCATCTTGAGGGTTTGATTGGTAGTAAACAGGTGTTACATCAGCCTTGTTGAAAATCCAACCAGTAGCGTCAATGCCAGAATAGACAGGGTTGGAACAAGATGCTTTAATGCATTTTGCTATAGTTTTTGAGCAATCTTCCATTTTATGTATGTATTTGTTTTCTTATTATTCTTTAATAATGGTGGGCTACTACTACTTCACCCACCGTCAGCTATAAATTATATTGTGTTGTTTATGGTTTAGTTAGCTTTAAGAACTGCTGTTGATTTCAAACCGTTGATACCACCACCAGCAACGCATTCGTAACGGTAGATGTCAAGGTTCTTGTAGATGTCGTGAGCAGTCATAAGAGCTGGATTCAAAACACCTTCACCAACGAGGTAGTACTCGGAAGGAAGCATAGCAACCATTTTTGCTGTTTCTCCAAGTAAGTCAGTTGTGAAAATCTTGGTAGCACCGATTTGTTCAGCGACTTGCTCTGTGCTCATATAGACAGGAGTTGAGGTCTCGCTTGCGGAAACTCTTGAAAGAGTGCGTAAGTCAGCCTTGCTCATAAAGACATACAAAGGAGCGTTGTTCTCATTCACTATGGCATCGCAAAGGGCTCTTGCATCGTCAACCAAGAATGTTGATGTTGCTGTCATAACAGTGGTGTAAGCGTCAGTGGCGTCTTTCAAACCGATAGATTCAAATGAGTTGATTTTATAATCAGAAGATGCATCGCGTCCGTCACCGACAAGGATGGCTCTGCGTTCCTCAAATAAAATCTGGTTGACCAGTTCACCAAGAACGTAGTTGATTAAGTCCTCATCGTTCTCGAATTTGGTTTGGAGGTCAATCTCTTGTAATTTGTAGATGAACTGAGGAGAAATCAGTTTAGCTGCAACTTCAATCTCTTGAGCGACTTTGGTTTTACCCTTGGTCCAGCCTTTAGCACGAGAATCCTCATCGTTCTTGTCGTTGGTATTTCTGCGGACGTAGAAGCGTTTCGCATTTGTATTTGTCAAATCGGCAAGCCAGCCAGCGTTTTTCTCAAATAGGTCTTGAATACGGCCTTTTACGGCTGAAGGCAAGAAAGCGTCTTCAGAACCAGATTCGACAGTGATGCTGTTGGCAACAAGGTATTCGTTCCAGTTAGCTCTGAATTCGTCAGCGGTTTTGGAAGCTCTGATAGCAGCAGCGAAATCTCTGACGGAATTTTTGGTTTCTAAGTATTTTTCCATTTTATTTTCAATTTCAGTTTCGTTATTATCTTCTTGTTTTGTTTGGTTTAATTTTTCGTTCAGGGCAGTAAGTTTCTCGCCCATTTCAGTTACAGTCTGTTTCAATTCCTCAATAGCTTCGTTAGCCTGCTCACCTTCCTCAAGAGCGTCAACTTTTTCCAGCATAGCGGTCAAGTTATCAATTTGTTCTTGAATAAGGGCTTTGTCCTCGTCATTTATGGAATTGGAAAGAAGCAACTTCTGTTTGTTTTCGATTTCTGCGTTGAGAAATGATTTGAAAGTTTCCTTCATATCTAATTGCCTGTATTTAATCAAAGATTATTTAATTCACTAATTTGAAATTACATTCAAGGCAGTTCTGCCACTTTTAGAGCAAATACCATTTGCTTTTCGGTGCTGTCTGGAGTTTCCATTCCTGCACAGCATTGGCCAGTGAGAACCTTGCCTCCACATCGGCTGGATTCGTTGTCAGTGCCACAGCATACAAAATGAAATCCTTCACATAGTAGCTTCCATCATCGTTCATCACTATTCCATCAATTCCTCCATATACATAGCCCTCTGTTGAAAGACCTGTCAGGTCGTTGGCTTTTATATTCGGAACAAGCCAGTCGGAAACAAAAGGAATATCAGTGTTGAGGTGCGCTTCAATGAACAATCCCTCATCGTCTGTGGTTATGTTGTCAATTGCGCCAATCTGTTTGTCCCTGTCGTGCTCCCAGTTCATAATGGCCTTGCCTATCTTGTTTTCATTCAAAAGAGTGAAATAAGTGTCGAAAGACTTTGCGTTGACTATCTGGCTGTTGAGGTTAACTTTGTCAAAGTGTGCCGCATAACCTTCCAGAAACATCTTGCCGTCATCTTCCTTCAAATTGACAAGCTTTATGTCGTTTTGCAGGTATATTATTTTGTTTTCCATTTCAATATAAATTATAAGTTATTATTTACACTTCACCAAGCATATTCTTGCTGGATTCGTACAACTTCCTCAAATCGCTTTCCACATCAACACCAGCGTCTCGCAATGCGACAAGGTACTCCAGATAAGCTTTCTTTTCGGCTGATGCGGCTGACAGTGTTGTTTGGTATTCTGGAATGTTTGAGAAATCGTATGTGATTATAGTTGAAGGCTCAAGGTCTGTGTTCATCTCAATGAAAAGCGACCTCGCCATTCTCAAAAGCACTTCAGCGATAGGCTCAATAGCTGAACGGTAAAAATCTTTCGTTGCGGCTTCCTTATTGTTGAAAGTCGAACCGTTCAATATGTAGTCTGGATTGATACCGAAGAGGTTAAGAATGTATTTGAAATCGTTCTCGCTCTTCTCATCCAGTTCCAGTTTGTCAACAGGGACCTCAATAGGTGTCCATTTGACATCTGCGTTTGAAATGACGAAATTGTACTGGTCATCACCGAATCCGTAGTTCTTTTTCAGCTTTTCCTGCAATTCCTGTTTGGATGCTGGTGACATAGGCATAGACGAACCAGACAACACACCGAACAATCCGTTCTGGTTTGTGATGAAGTTTCCGTTGCACATATTGTCATTGATATCTCTCAACCAAGGTGTAAGCAAATAGAAATGTGTCAGCCTTTCCACTGTGTACAAATCCGAGTAAACCACACAAGCGTTCTTGTTGACAACTCTTCCATTGGCATCCAGACGCAATTCGTTGGTATAAGGAAGTCTTATATTGCCAGATTTCTCCATAATTACACAGGCGAATCCGTTTTTCCAGTAATGGTAAATGAGAATCTCAGCGTTCTTCTCAATGAAATTCACAATGTCCATAGCTGTGTATTGTGTCTTTGTGACGCGCCAGCTTATGTTCTTCAGTGCTGTAAATATCTTCGACAGGACTATCCACAGTATAAGTCTTGAATAGTCGGCCTTCCCCTTCTTCAATCCGAAATTATAGAAAAAGGGCCTTGCTATCGTAGCAGGGTCCACATCGTTAATTTGGATTGCGTTTGAGATATCAATTATGTCGTTTTCTTTCTTTCTGTTGAATAATCCCATAAATTACTGATTCTTGTTTATATTATTCAGGCTGTCAATTGCTTTGAGGACTTCTTCTTTGGTCATTACAGCGTAGTTTCTGGTAACATTGCTGACGGCATTTGTGTTCACTGACATAATGTTTTTGTTGTTGATTACAAATGTCGTTGATACACTGATACCTTCCATCTGGCCATATCTTTCACATCTTGCCTGAAGGCTGTCAACTATGCTGTATTCAGTTTTCATTTCTTCCTTGAGTTCCCTTATTTTTTTGTTCTTCACTCCCACTGTCACACAAAGGATGCAAAAAACCAAAAGGAAGGCTCCTTCAATTGCAATTCTAATCCATCTGATTACGTTCTCGTTGATTGTCATTTGATTTCTATTTTATTCATTATTATCCTCTTTTTCTGGATTGTCTATGTGTATTGTTGTGTCTCCCTTTTGTAGCTTGATGTCACTGCCCTTTTCTATTGCAACCAGTACGGTTCCAAGCACTGGCCATAAGAAAATCTCTCCTACTGCCGCTATAACGCTACTTGAGATTTCAGCCGTTGGCGGCACAAAGAAAGCGATGATTAGAAGTGTCAAGCTGACACCTAGACAAATGTAAAACACCCACTTGTTCATTCTTGTATAAACACCTTTTATGTATTCAGCCATAATTCAAAATTCAAATTATAGAAATGGTAGTCTGTAGGATTGGTACATCAGCCACATTATTTTTGTAAAGATACGCTAGACCATTATATCAGTTCCCATTATATCAGTTCCTCGTTCCAGTTATTTAGATTGTCGGTGGCTTTGTATATGCCAAGGTATTGTGTTATCTCCTTCAGGTAGGCAAGACCTATCTCAACGTGCCGTTTGCTTACCATATACAAATCATCTTTGCTGAGGTTGGAAGAATAGTCATCGTTCTTTATCACCGAACCGAATATTGTAGCGGCTACATTCTCCATCAGCAGTTCACTGAAAGCAAGTTCATACATTGCCTGTTTGAGTCCAGCAAGTTGGATTTGTTTGTCATCCTTTGTGACCACACCACCGTTTATAACCTCTGTATAATTTGCAGGATTGGTGGTTATGTCAATGTAATAGTCCTTCAGTCTGGGCTTCACTAAAAACTGTTCGGCTGTGTTTATGCAGTATTCCAATTTTGATTCTTCAACCTCCTCGCTGATAGGAAGGCCGCAATTCAAAAATTCATTAGTAGTTATAATCATATGTTATTTATGTTTTTTCAGTTATTTACCTATGGCGTGGAAGTAGTTTATGGCATATCTCGCACAGGCTATTGTGTGGTCGTTTTCGCCTTTGAGACGTTGTTGTTCATCCAATGCACAACCTTCAAACTCTTCCCTTGTATTGTAATTTGAATCGTCAATTACAATTCCATCAAGTGCCATAAGTGCCATAATACTTTCCAATATCTTACCTTTGATTACATTTGATATTTGGAATCCCATCTTTAACTCTGGTTCGGTCCACACCTCATCGTTCTGCTGCGCCATTATCAGTGAGTCCAAAATTTGCCGACCAACTCCACCGTAGTCCGCCTGAATAGGTGTATATGCGTTGAATCCACAATCAATTAAATCCCAAGCCTGTTCCTTTGCATTTATCGTTCCTTGTTTGTATTGGTATGTATGGACATATAACTTCTTGTTGTACATTTTGAATCCACAAATAGCCGTCTTGTCAGCACCACCAAAAGCCAAGTCCATTATTAGTATTTCTTCACTTGGTATGTTGAGGTAGTCACTGTATGTGTTGTATTCAAGCTTTTCAAAGCATCTTCCGACCAAATCTCCAAATTCTCCATCACAATATACCTTCGCACAGAAGATGTCGTACAATGTAGCGTTTGGTTGTTGTGAACGTAACTTAATATCGTCAAACTCCTTACGTTGCTCTGGAGTTAGATATGGATTATCCTTGTATGTTGTACGGAGAAAGTTTGAACCGTCTTTGTTTATGTAATCATCCAACAGTTTTGATTTCCTTGTTGGGTTGGCTGTAAAATACATCTGTCCAGTACAAGACATAGTTGCAACTCTTATCACTTCCTCTGGTATATTCAAAAATTCTTCAAACCAGCATATATCCGCTGTCGTCCCTTGAACTCGCTGGCTCTCTGGGAACGCTCTGAACTGAAACAAACTTCCATTGTTCAATTTACAACTATATCCATATATCATTGAACCAGTGACTGTTAGCCCTGTGGCCCTCTGAAAGTCTTCGATTACCAACTGGATTGCTGGGAATGTTGCCGCTATCACCAATACCTTTATAGGTTTTCCGCTTGACAAGAATCTAATCCACTTTGCAACATTGAAGCTTTTTCCGCTTCTTCTTCCACCTATGCAAACAACATAACGGCTATTGATGTTTTCCACAAAGAATCTTAAATAACGTTCACTGATACCTAGACTATTGACCATCATTGGTTAGTTCCTTTCTTATCTCTTCAATAGCGGCTTTCACATCAACGTCACCTACAGTCTCAACCGACAGTTTTGATTCCTCTTTCCAATGTCGTTGCGTCTTTAACCAAAAAACTATGCTGGCAACATTTCCGTCAAGTATCTTCTCCATCAGCTTTCCTTCAACCAAATCACCTACTCGTTCCTTGATTTGTTCAACTTTCTTTTTGAACTCTTCATCAGCTTCCATCCAGTTGTATAGGGTTTCCTTTGATATTCCTACCCTGTCACAAGCATCGTAAATAAGAGCGTAGTTGTCCTTGTACACCTTCAGGAATTTCTTCTTTAATTTCTTTCTCTCTTCATCCGTATAGGGGCGGGCCATATCTTCTATGTGTTAATTGATTATTCTCATAGTTTCAGTGGCTTTTTGCTGGCAGTTCTGTTTGATAGAAACAAAAAATCCGACACCTTTTTTTTGAATGTCGGATTGTGTTCTGGAATGAAGTTTATATCAAAGCAGGTTTGAATTGAATTTGAATGCGTCCTCCACTGAGAAATTGCCTATATAGTGGCTTGCTACTCCTTCAAGAGTGTGACCCATAGACATCTCTGTGTAGGCATAAGGTACGTTTGACTGGTGCATAACTGTGGCGAATGTATGCCTTGCCCAAGTTGTTGATATATTCTCTGGCAAACCCAATGTTGGCCCTATATCCCTTATTGATTTTGTGACTTTGTTGTTTATGGATGTTATGTATTTGTGGAATTCCCTCTCATTATCCACAGGAGCGTCTGGAAACAACAGTGAGCCGTTTGTGTATGGAGATGCTATTTCGTTGAATATATTCCTCAATTGCGGTATGATAGGTACTGTTATTAGTATATCGGTCTTTTCCTTTGTCTTGTGCCTCTGGAACTGGATTATTTCTGGATTCTTGCCCCATCTGAAGCGGAATACGTCATTAAGGTTCGCTCCGTTTGAAAAGTAGCTCGTCATAAACAACCCAACGTAGTATTGGTCTGACAGGTCAAGCCAAAGGTTGTATATTGAAACCATCTGCTCTTTGGTAAGGAAACAGTCATTTCTTTTCCTCGGTTTTGGTCTTTTAACCTTGTCAAGCTCGAATGAATGTTTCTGGAATGGGAAATCGTTGTCGGTATATCCCTTGTATGAAGCGTAATTGAAAATCGCTATCAGCATAGCGTAATAGGTTCTCATCGTTGAAGGTGACTTTCCCTCGCTTTTAAGGTCAGCTGCCAGTTTTCGGCAGAAATCACAGTCAACGGCTGTCATATCCACATCTCCGTAGTGTGAATTGATATAGGACAACAATGTTCTGTAACTCTTGTAGGTCGAAACCTTTTCGTCTTGCTCAAGCAATTCCATTTTGAATCTGATTAACTCGTTTAATGTTTTCATCTCACTGCGTTTTTAATTGTGTTAATAATTGTCAAATCTTCCATATGCGCGTAATACTTCTGCGTTATAAGTGTGTTTGTATGTCCAGCGGCCTTTGATACGACCTCCAAAGGGACTCCAGAATTGAGTAACAAGGTGCAATAGGTATGTCTGAACAAATGGGTATGTAAACGCTGGTTTATATTTAGTATGTCACCTACAACCTTGAGATATGAATTGTATTTCTGGTTTGATATTACTGGAAGTTTACCTTTGTGCTTGTTCCATATGTCAACACCGAATGGAAGTATGAAGGCTGTGAATGTCTGTCCTGTTTTAACCCTGTCCTTCTTTATGTAGTATGTTCCGTTTACTGACTTGATGTCAGATTCCTCCAAGTCTTTCAAATCGCAATATGCAAGTCCTGAGGCTATCTGGAACAGGGCACAGTCAACTATGTTCTGAAGGGATAAATTCGGCATTACAGCGGCTTTCAGCTTGTCTATGGACTCTTTGTCCAGATAGGTTATTTCTGGCCGTTCCTGCTTGATTGTGATGTTGGAGAATGGGTTTGTGGTCATATACCCGCAATCCAAAGCGTATTTGAATATCGCCTTTGTCTTTTTCCAGATGCAGATGGATGTGGCTGGCTTGTATTTTGATGAGACGTGGTTCTTGAACTGCTCGATGTGACCTCTGTTGTATTTGTCAATTTCCATATCACCGACCAAAGTTATCAACAATTTTACATAGTTGGTGTGTCTCTTTACCGTATTTTCGGTGACTCTTTTTCGCAGGATTTCAAGATATTCTCCGCATACTTGAGACAATTTGTGGGTGGTTGGATTGATGCCGTTTTCATAGCACTCAAGAATTGATTTTGGTGACAATTCCAAGCCGTTTTGCTCCATTTTTTGGATAATTTTGAGTATATCCAACTTGATGATTTCCAGTTCGTTAGGCAGATATTTGCGTTTTTTTGAAGCCTCTGGATTTTTGACGCAAAAAAAACGCAAATGCTTTGTTGCACGCTGGTAGTTTCCAGTGATGGTAAGCACCGCTTGGTACTGTCCTTCCTTGGTCTTTCGCCAAGTGAAATTGATGTTGAAATTTGACATAACTTGTTGGTTTTAAGTGGTTTAATTTTGGTTAACTACTCGGAACCAACTGTCGCTGGAATGGACAAAAAAAGCACCTACGGAATCG